AAAAGAGTTAAGCAAAGAGCTTTAAGGTTCACAAACAAACGGAGCAATAATGAATATTACAAATACAATGTGCAGATTAGAAGATTTGACACAAGAGCAGATTGACAGCCTTGTTGATGCTATGCCTAGCAGCGATTTTTATGAGATTGATGATACTGAGATGTTCATAGGGGTTAAATCAAATGGCACTTGGGGTACATGGTACGGAAACACCAACCCTAAAATAATCCCATACAAAGAAATGATGAAACTGCTAGGAAAGACAATGGAATTTACTAAATCAGATTTAAAGACGGGCGTTCATGTTATTAAGAATAGAGATGGCGATTATAAAATTGTATTGGACACTATTCTGTGCGGGAATTCGTACACTGCTTTAAACCTAATCACTGAAACACTTAGTCATAAAAATTATATTGATCTTGATATTATGGCGGTGTATGTAATAACGGAAAAAAGAAGTATAAACTCATACTTAACAGGTGAAGGTCTTAGCCTAATATGGGAACGCACAGAACAAACCCCAGCACAAAAAGAGCTGTCTTTGCTGCAAGAACAGATAACAGCACTACAAGAGCAAGCCAAAGTGTTACAAGCCAAACTGTAAATAACAAATATTAAAGCCGGAGAAATGTAATGGATAATAAAGATATGCCAGCAATGCCAACAGGCTTGGTTGATGAAGATGTTTTTAATAGTGACGGCGAGTTTTGTGGAGCGGTTGAGTCTAAGTATGTCGGGCTAACTAAGCGTGAACACTTCGCAGGGTTAGCAATGCAGGGTCTTTGCCATGCAATAGATTCTCAAGGTACTTGGGCGCATGACCCTAAGACTGTGGCTGAATCAGCTGTTACTTACGCAGACGCCCTATTAGCTGAACTAGATAAGGTCAATCAATAATGAATTTAGTATCAGAAGTAATAAAAGAATTAAAAAGCGTCAGAAAAGCTTGCAGGGATGCCAAAGTAGACCCAACTCAAGTGTCTAGATGGGTTGCTATGGGTGCGTTAATAGACCCAGTCGGTAACGTGTTTAGATATGTTGACGGCGCAACTATTGACAAAGATGGAAAAGTAATACTCTGCAAAGTTTATAAATTAATCGGAAATTTTAAAAGCAAGGAGCAATCATGAGTTTAATGTCTAAAATTGCAGACATCCACGGCGATATACAATTGTTAGTGCATGAAAGTAAATTGCCAACACTTAATGACCTGTTAGATAAGCAAACTGATTTTTTATTCGAGCGAATTGCAGAGCTTGAGAAAGAGCGTGATGAAACAAGCCCTTTACTAAAAAAATTACTATATTGCTGCGAAGGATTACGTTGTGATTATTCAGAAGAAAATTATGGAGATGCAAAAAACTGGCTACCTCATATCGACTCTGCATATGGAAAATATCGAGATGAAATTGATGATATTGAAGCACTAAAGGAGAAAGTCAAGTGATTAGCCGGACTATCAGAGAGCAAACCAAGTTCTGGGATGATGAGATTAGCAACATATGGGATATGGTAACAATAAAAGGTTTTCGGTCAAAAGAAATTGCCCAGCATTACGGCATGAATAGAAATTCAATGCTTGCAGTGTTAAACCGTCGCAACATTAGTCTTGTTAGGTGGCGTCATGAGTTTGCGAAAGGTATGGGCTTTACTTGGGTTAAAGAGATTAAGGTAGGCGTGTGATGCTAAAAGTAATGAAAGCTCCTTGCAGTGAATGCCTATTTACTGAAAACAAGATTGTTAGCGACGCAAGAAGGAGACAGTTGTTGCGTAAGATTTCTAAAGACCAAACACATTTTATTTGCCATAAGGCTACAATTGAGGGCGCTGAATACTGTTGCAGAAATTTTTATGACAGGCTTGGTCATACTTCAAACATGATTAGAATTGCTGAAAGATTAAATATGATTGAATTCAGCTTACCAACTAAGGCTGATGCATAATGAAAACACCAACACACATAAAGACATCAATCTTGATTATGGCATTACTCGTTATAATCGGATATCAAACAGACAATGGACTGGCATTTTTCACAGGGATATTAGGTCTAATATGCTCATCATTTTATTTAGACATAGCAAGAAGAATTGACCAGGGGAATCGCAGTGAATGAATATGCAGAGTTGTTAAGTTTTGCTAATCAAAAGACTGCAGAGCTTGAGAAAGAAGTTATTGATCAAAGATTGGGATATGAAGCTTATGCAGAAGATTATGAAAATGCAGCATTGCAAGTAACAGAGCTTGAGAAAAACATATTAATGCTTGAGCAATACAATGGCAGTGTTGAGTCATTAATTAAAGAAATTGAAGCCCACAACCTAGAGCAGCAAGCTAAAGGGTGTGATGATGGGGCAAAAGCCTGTTCAATATCATTTGGCGGTGATGCAGTGGTAATTGGTGAGGCAGAGCTTAATGACTATGCCAATGATTTACGCGCCCAAGCCAAAGCACTAAAGGAGCAAGGCAAGTGATGGTGATCCCCATACTCTATGGTTTAGCTATTTTGATATTGATATATATCCTAGAAACTACTGATTAAGGAGCAAAGCAATGACATACACAATAAACGGTAAACAATACACTGAGTTTGATATTAATAAACGGTGTGCTGAATTAATGGGTGTTCATGTAGAATTTAAAGGAACAATCAACGACATGTACTTAGATAAGGAGCAAGACGAAGAATATTCGCCCTGTATAAACCCAGCAGACACAGATGCTATCATTGATAAGTGCTGGGATGAGTTAATGACCATTAACAGTGTAGTTTTTGACAAAGGCATTTATTCATCTGAAACTGAATGGAATCAGCTAATGGATAAACACAACTGCACAAAACTAGTAGCAGCTTGCATAAGTCTTATTGAGTTAAACACAGCCAATTAACCATAAATAGTTTTTACTATCATACAGTGATATAATTAAACACATATAATTAATCGGGTTTATATTTTGATATCACGTGCGCTTTCAAGGTCATTATCTCGAACACTGGATAGCTCGTTGTCTGGCGATACTGCAATTGTACCTGTCACTGCTGGCATGACTCTGACTGCATCTTGGGTGACTAGGGGGACATCTTACAGCACACTTGCCAATACAGTAGCGGCCAGCGTTAGAGTAGATGCTACGATATCTAATACAGATAGCGGAATATTGATGGAGTCCGGCGCAACAGGTACGGGTTCAATTCTTTACGTTTACTCTGGGGTTATATATTTTCAATGTGGAGACGGCTCGGCTTTTGGAACAGCGGCAAATAGAGCTGAAATAGCGTATACATTACCGGTTGGTGAATTTCCTTACGTGGTTGAATGGTCTGCAGATACAAGCAATGCTGCCTTATATGTTAACGGCTCTATTATTAACTCACAAACTTTTAGCGCCGTTGATGTGTCTGGTGGTGACGCAGGAACAATCGGAGAAGTGCAGAGTTTTGTAGCAGTAAACCGAGGAGGCTGGACATCTGACGGCTCAGGCGGCTTCTCAGGCACAATAGCATTATGCAATATATTTAACGGTCAAGTTACACCAGGCGTATAAACAAATTTAAACAACAGAATTAGAGGAATAAGAAAATGGCAGTTACAGTAACAGACGATGGGGTTGTAATAATGAATGCTAACGCCGATGAGCATTTCTTCTGGCGTGGTGACTATCAAATCATGACCAGGTTAAACGGCGGGACTGCAAAGCTTCAAGTGAGATTCAAAGGCGGCAACGCTACGCCCATTGATTTTGCAGGCGGTACACTAGCAGACAACTCAAAGTTACTGTCATTTTCAGATTGCTTCGTTAAACTAGTAATTACCGGCACCGCATTTGTTGAAATAAACAAAGTAACCGCTGGATAGTGAATAGTTATGCTGGTTAAGTGAATAAGTATTTAGTTAAGTGGCAGAATTGGCGGGGTTATACTTAAAAAGGTGAATAAGATGAATGAAAATACATTTAATTTATTATATTTAGGTCAGTTTGAGGCCACAGAGCCACAGCATAAAGAAGTTATTAAGGGTGACACTTACCATGGGATATATAATAGTAAATGCTTAGATTGCAGTCGTGATTTTTTAGGGTACAAAAGTCGTTTATATTGCAAACTTTGCGAAGATACGATGGAATCAAATGAAATGTGCAAGCGAAATCTAAATGGCTAACATAGACCTACAACAGGCGAAGCAATGACGAAAGAAAAAGTAGGCAGGCCAAGCCTGTACAGTGATGAAATATTGCAGATGTCTAAGGATTATCTGGGTTGCTTTATGGGTGAAGGTTCAGATATCAATCTAGTTCCTCCGCAAGTTATTCCAACTGCCGTCGGTCTTTGCGCTTACATAAACATAGGCACATCTACTATTGATGTGTGGAGTAAAGACGAAGAAAAGTTAGAATTTCGGGCAGTGTTAGACAGAATCAAGCAAATACAGCATGTTATTGCGTTAAATGGCGGTATGACCGGTGTTTATTCTGCTCCAATCGTTAAGTTGTTATTGACTAAGCATGGCTATCATGACAAGTCAGAACAAGATATTAAATCCAGCGATGGATCAATGACACCCGCAAGAAATATCGAAGACTTTTACAAAGACGATGAATGAAATTAAACCCCGCATTAAAATCATTCTGGAGAACTAAAGCCGATACGCGAGTATTGAAAGGCGGTCGAGCATCATCTAAAACATGGGATACGGCGGGTATTGCTGTGTTCCTATCCTCACAGTACAAGCTTAAATTCTTATGTATGCGCCAATTCCAAAACAAGATACAAGAGTCAGTGTACTCAATATTGTGTGTTCAAATTGAACGCTTTGGTATGCAAGACGAATTTGAGATACTTAAAACATCAATAGTTCACAAAGTTACCGGCTCAAGCTTTCATTTTTACGGCATACATAGAAATATCACCGAAATAAAAGGTTTTGAGGGTGCTGATGTTGGTTGGATTGAAGAGGCAGAAGGGCTAACAAAGGATCAATGGTCCGTCATAGAGCCAACACTAAGAAAAGAAGGTGCACAAGCCTGGATAATCTATAACCCTAAATTCGTAAATGACTATGTTGAAACTCAGTTCAATCACGATCCTGATAATGGCGTTATTGTTAGACATATAAACTACAACGAAAATCAATTTCTATCTGACACAATGAAACGCAAAATTCAACGGTTGAAAGATTCCGACTTTGAAGAGTACGAACACATTTACCTTGGCATACCGCTTACAGATGATGATAGGGTAATAATTAAACTATCATGGATTGAAGCCAGCATTGACGCTCACATTAAGTTAAACCTTGAGCCAAACGGGAAATCCCGCATCGGTTATGATGTCGCCGATGATGGCGGTGATTTAAATGCTACGGTTGAAACTAAAGGCTTTCTTACCATCGACGCTCAAGAATGGAAAGGCGGTGAGGATGAACTACAAGAGTCATGCAGGCGCGTATATAATCAGGCAAGCAAAAGCAAGGCTCTAATCACATATGATAGCATAGGCGTCGGGGCAGGTTCTGGGTCTAACTTTAAAGCCATGAACATAGCTAAGTTTGGCGAAGGAAGAGAGAACGCAAAAGATTACATTAAGTATCAAGGCTTTAACGCTGGAAGCTCAGTCAGTAATCCAGATAGCTATTATGGGGACCCTGATAACAAAATAAAAAATAAGGACCACTTTAGCAACTCAAAAGCACAAGAGTGGTGGCGTGTTGCTGATATGTTCAGAAATACATACAATGCGGTAAATGGTAAGCAATATGACAATGACAATATTATAGCGATATCAAGTGAATGTAAGCATCTTGACAAGCTAAAGACTGAGCTATCAACTCCGCGACGTAATTTTGACACATCAGGCAAGGTTAAGGTTGAAAGCAAAAAAGACTTATCGGCACGTAATGTTGCATCACCAAACTTAGCGGATGCATTTATTGAAGCGTATATGAATGAAGCAGAAAGCACCGGACATTCTGGCGTCTACGTACCTTCTCGCAAAAGGTCAAGATAAACTATATAATGATGAAAACAAATTAAAGGCATGACAATGGGACCACGACATCAAGTACTAATCAATGAAATAGCCAGCCACCTGTCGCAAAGCCTGCGAAGCGTCCACGGCTCTCTTGATGCAAAGCATACCAAAGCTTGGGACGATTACGGCTATAAAGATGAGCTTGAGTTTGAAGATCACTATCAGATGTATAGACGTTTCGGCATTGCTAAAGCTGGCATAAAAATGCCGGTAAACATGTGCTGGAAGACATTCCCAAGAATAATGGAAGGTGAAGAAGGTGACGCTGATAAAAGAGGTGAAGCCACGCCTTGGGAATCATTAATAAAAAGCATATTTAAATCACTAAAGCTAATGCGCAAATTAAAGCGGGTTGATGAATTTCAGCGCGTAGGACATTACGGTGCATTTGTCGTGCAAATCCGTGGTAGTGAAGAACAAGCAATGTGGGGAAACCCATTAGAAAGGGTTAGAGTTGACCAGATAGTAAAGTTTATTCCGTTGTACGAGGTTCAGTTAAAACCAACCGAATGGGATGAAAATGAACAATCCGAGCGGTACGGTCAGCCCACAATGTACCAGTTTCAAGAGTCAGAATTAAACGATAGCAATGCCCAGGATAATAGATTGCGCTCAGTAATGGTGCATCACTCACGAGTAATTATATTCGCAGAGGGCGCAGACGATGAATCAATTTATGGGGTGCCTGCAAATGAAGCTGGTTTCAATGACCTTATAACAATGGAAAAGATTATAGGTGCTGGTGGTGAGGGTTTTTGGAAGTCGGCGGCAATGAAAACCGTTTACACCAACACTAATAAAGATGCGCCTGCACCAAATTCAGATGAAGTCGATGACATGGATGATGCAATCAAAGACTTTATGGAAGGTCTGGACAAGCACTTGATGACTGGCGGGCTTGACCCTAAAGTATTGACTGTCGCTATGGCTGACCCTAAAGAACCTTTTTCTATTGCGCTACAATCATACTCTGCTGGAATAGAAGTGGCAGCTAAACTATTGATAGGCTCACAAGAAGGCAAGTTAGCATCAGAAGAAGATGCAAGATTCACTATGTCAGCTATGCAATCAAGGCGCGAAGACTTTGGAACAATCATGGTTCAGTCATGCGTAGACTGGATG